TCACTCCGATTCACTCCCATTCTCAGGCGATCCGGCCACCCAGACGATGCCGGACAGTACAAAAAAGACACACGGCAGTGCGACACCATTGCCCCAGAGCTTATACTCTGCGGCATCCGAATACGGATCAGCCAGCCATTTCCGGATCTGCTTTTCCGTCTTCGGCTTCTTGGCCTGAGTCACAAGTCTGCGGTGCGTTTCAAACACATCCCGCCAGAAAGAGATTTCTTCTTCCGTGGGATTCTCAGTTTCGAGGTCACGGCACCACCAGTCCGGGAACCCCTGCAGCCGAGCGCACTCGGTCGGGGTCAGACGACGAACCGTATAGGACACTGGAACCGGCTGTGCGTCCGGGTTATCGATGACCAGCCGGTCATTGAAAGCGTCCTGCCCGTTGAAGCCGCTGGGATGTGCCCCGGTCGCCACCGTTCCCGACACGCCATCGTTCAGGTGCGGCACCGGTGCTATGGTGGCAGGGTCTTTAAAGTCCCGGGCCATAAGGGTGGGAGACACATTCTCCTCGATCCTCATGAAGGAGCCGGTGGTCATGGCGTAGACATCCTCCGGTGCGCAGACTGCGTGACGGTCAGTGGCATCCAGCGTAAAGCAGACATCTTCGTTGATGCCGTCGCCTTGCGGACCATTCTCGTCTTTGCGGCCGATCATGTTGCCCTGCAGCACGAAGGTCTGCATCTGGTCGCTTCGGGTCGCCATGAGCGCACCGGACTTTCCATGCAGGTCGATCAGCTCATTGCGCTGATTCACATGGAATGCCGTCACGTCATCCGGCTGCGCCACAAAGGTCTGCTGTTTCATTCCCGGCTGTGCAGACAGCGAACCCGCTGTTTCGCCCAGATCCCGGACTTCATCCCGCTGGTTCTGGGTAAAGGCTACTGCCGGTGCGCCGCCATGGGTGCAGGCCAGAGGCGGTGCCACCTGTTCGTCTACCGTGCAGTTCGACTTGCCTCCACCCTGATCCACGCAGACAACAGGTTCACAGATACACAGCCCGCCCTGATTGCAGGTCGGGTCACCGCCACTGCGATCCAGCGTCCGGGAAGTTTCCGCTTCATAGAATCCGCTGTGGGGGTTATCCGACATCATGGAATGGCTGGCTTTCGAGCAGACACCGTAGCACTTCGGGACGAATACAGTTTGGTCATTGTTGCAGCCGAGGGTGGCGGACTTATCCTCCTGCCAGATGGCGCCCTTGCCGCCTCCTTCACACCCAGAGCGAATCTTCAGCGTGACGGCCGGCAAGTTTTCCACCCCTTCCCTACTGTTTTCTACGCCATCCAGAACCAGCGGAACATTGCCTCCACCCGTACCGCATCTGCTGGTCAGCGTCTGTACCTTGCCATCCCTTGCGATCTTCACCCGGCTATCAGTCGGATGATTTTCCAGAGCGATGGCGGCAGGCACGACTCCGGCACGGAGGGTGGGAGAACGTTCTTCCTCATATCCGATGCTCCTCGCATTGGCGGAGTGTTCGGTACAAAAACCTGCG